ATGTGGTTACATGGACGCAGTCATCCACATTGCAGGACTTAAGGGCATTGAAATTGAGACGGCTGCTGCGATGATCAAGACCAGCACCAAAGCCAAAGCCTTCTTGCAAGAGAGCGCCGAGGATCTCAACTACATGACGAAAACATCGAGGTTGCCAGTCTAATCGATGAACTCGTTTGATGCTTATGTGATGTACATAGCACTGAAGAGACACTTTTCCTCTTCTTATGACTATGTCAAATATAACGGAAAGGTAAATGTTTCGGTTGCATCTCTCGAGAAGAGACGAGACAAATACTCTTTCACCAAGCTGGCTAAACAGCCAGATCCATTCGGACTAGCAGTCGCCAACCTATTCGAGGACACCTCTAAGTGGGTTGGCGACTTGTTCGATGATGAATCGCAGCGTGTCTACACATCCATGAAGAAGAGGCGAGAGACTCTCTAGTATACCTTCAAGGATCAGCTGCTGTCACTAGACAACTTCAAGGACTCATTCACTGTCGTAGACGGTCAACACCCACCTCTGCTCAAGGCTTATTTGCGTGGTAAGATTGGACCAGAGACAATGATCATCCTCAACAGTCTCGGTGGCTTCTTTGACTCTTGGGATGCCAAGATCACTGAGACGTATCAATGGCCAGAGGTCAGGTTCAAGCTGAATAAGCTCGCACAGTTCTTTGATTTCGATCGTGCCAAGTACAAGAAGATCTTCAAATCAGTCATCGACGAAATGTCCGATTGATTACGAAGACCTAACGGGTCATGCCACCACAAACTCATATATAGATGGTAGCTTCGGTTACACATCCAAACATACATCGAACACATTCATACGGAGAATACAATGTCTTTTGCAGATCTACGCAAACAAAGAGCAAACGCCCTGTCGGACCTGACCAGTGAACTGGCAAAGGTCAATCAGAAGGGTGGCGGTAAAGGATCAGAGGATACACGCTTCTGGACGCCGACCATCGATAAGGAAGGTAATGGCATGGCCATCATCCGCTTCCTCCCCTCCCCAGAAAATGAGACTGTTCCATTCGTTCGCGTCTGGGATCACGGTTTCCAAGGACCAGGTGGCTGGTACATTGAGAAGTCTCGTACGACTATCGGCGAGGATGACCCCGTGTCCGAATACAACTCGGCGCTGTGGGCAACCGGCAATGAGGACGACAAGAAGATTGCCTCGAGCCAGAAGCGCCGTCTAAAGTTCATCTCGAACATTTACGTGGTGAATGACCCCGGCAACGCTGCCAACAATGGCAAGGTCTTCCTCTACAGCTACGGCAAGAAGATCTTTGACAAGCTGAACGACCTGATGAACCCATCGTTCGCCGATGAGACTGCCATCAACCCATTCGACCTGTGGGAAGGCGCCAACTTCCGCCTGCGTATCCGCAAGTTCGAAGGCTATCGGAACTACGACAAGTCCGAGTTCGACAAGCCATCGGCTATTCTGCCATCCGATGACGAACTCGAAGCCATCTGGAAGTCCGAGTATCCTCTGCAGGCGTTCATCGCACCGTCTGAGTTCAAGAGCTATGCTGAACTCAAGGCTCGTCTTGAGAAGGTCCTCGGTTCGGCTACGCCTGTTAGCGCTGAGAAGCGTGAGGCGGTTGCTGAGTCTTATGCCGCTGCTCCAAACTTTAAGGAGCGTGCAGCTGAGTCTGCGCCAGCGGCCATGGCCGATGACGATGATGACGATCTAGCATTCTTTGCACGTCTCAAGGAAGAAAGCTAACCCACCTACGTCGTGGGTCGAGGCTTAAGCCTCACTCGAGAGGGTCCCTTCGGGGACCCTTTTTAGTATGTACTTAATATTATGCTGTCGTATTATGGTGGATAGGAGAATAGATCATGACCAACTGGAAACCTATTGAAGAAGTTGACTTCGACAACCCGATTTGGGTTCTTAAGTATGACATCTTCTTTGCACCAGGTAGTGGTGTCTTCTGCACGGCAGATACTCCCGGAGCACGCAAGTTCACCGACTGCCATGGTTGGTACGATGATGAGGATGAGGCTATTGAGGTGCGCAACCACTTCAGCAATCCTGACCACTACACCATCGAGAAAGTCTACAAGCGGGTGCTTCTGCGCAACAAGCCGGACCCGTACAGTTGCGCCATGTGCAACGGCATTCCGCCGTATCCTGGTTCGCCCTGCGGCATTCAAACCTGCCCATACAAGAAAGCTTAAGACATGTTAACTGTGCAATGGACTGACGGACCGATCAGCGGTTCGACGCCTGAGATTCTGCGTAAGCGGCTCGGCGTAGATGAGATCATGTCTCAAGACCTCAAGGCCATTCGGTCGGCCAACAAGCGTGGAGTGCCGATCTACGGTGACATCTGCCCGTGCGGCCAAGACATTCACGGTGGCAACTATCTCGAACTCGATGAGAACTTCGAGCGACTCGAAGAGAGAATGTATCAGCGGTCTATGGATATCTGATAATGTCTCATATCATGGTTATCATGGCTATCAAGAGAAATAACCATAATCCATCGGTAGGCGGTTATTCTCCTAACGATAAAGACCGGCCACGAGATCAAACACCCAACTACGGTAAACTTCGATATCAAGGAACTGTAGATGAGAAATTCACAATGTTAGAGCGTGATCTTGTAGCGCTCGAGCGTCGTGTTTTTCGTTGTACTTAATATCCATACATCGTATTATGACAATATGAATAGCAACAAATATACCCTCGACGAACTGCATCAGTCGGATGCTTATGCCGACTTCATCCTGGATCATCCTGATGACCGTCCAATCTGCAACGGGGACATGCTCCTCGAAGCAATGGAGGATGGTTATCTGTTCGATGAGTTTCTCGCCTCGATTGGATATGAAGAATGAGCTTTATTAGTGAAATGCCTGACGACCCGAAGGCAGCCGTGCAGTATTTGGACAACGCATTCCAAGCCGCCTGCCTGCAAGGCGACATGGACTTCGTGGACCTGATCCTGAACAATCAAGGTCGTCATCGTAATGCTGAGATTCCGAGCGATCCGGGGCTGGCTGTGGCATATGCCGACGGCCTCATCGCCGCTGCCAACCGCTTCAAGCACCGCCAGAAGGTAGAAGCTGAGACCGGCATGAACTACATGGAAGCTCTGCTTGCAGGAAAGGCTAACTGATATGACTCTTTCAGTCGAACAAGACATGGCTATCGTTAACCACGCCGGTCACATGCGAGCGCTGAGCGGGCAACTGACTCGTATCAGCAACCTGCATCCCAATGCCATTAGCGAGGACCTTCGTGAAATTGCGCGTGGCATGAAGACGGTCCTCGATCTGTCTGTGACCGACCTCCTGCTTAAAACGAGGAACTGATGCTCAAACTCTCTGTCAAAATCGTCGATGTGCTCATGAAGCTCATCGCCTATTTCTGGATCGGGGCAGCGGTATTCGCAGTGCTTCTCGGGGCTGCATACGTCCTCGTGAACCTGTTCAACTACGTGTTCATGACATCAGGCCTCATTCTTATCGGCTATATCGCCGTGCAAATCCACAAGGAATATCTGAAATGACACTGACTGGGCGCAAACGCTATCGCCATAAGAACAGGCTGTTCGGTAAGCCGCTGTTGGTCCTCCAGCTCGAGTACACCTACGTCAAAACATATGATCTCAGTGGCTCTGGTTATTTTGACCACCAGACCATCACACATTGGCGCGATGCTACTGTTGAAGACCTGATCATCATGGAGCCGGTGAAATGATGCAACCCAAAGGCTACATTGCCCACATCATGAGTGGCGGTCGTGTGATGTGCACAGCCACGTCATTCGACACATCACCTGCCGCCGGCTTCAAGGATGAGCACTGGCAGAAGAGTGAGGTGCGTCGTATCATGGCTAAGAAGCTCATGACCGCCTTCTGCTCCGATCGCATCTTGCCTCTGTTTGATGAGAGTGACATGGAACAGATTCTTTACAAACTCATCAACTATCCTGATCGTGCCGGTGGCTTGACGTATGTCGAGACCAAGATCGGCTACGAAGAGGCAGAGGCATAACATGCAACCATTGTTCGTACAAGTCGACCTCGGGTTCGGCAACGTCATCGTTGAAGGCGGGGTTCTCACTGAACCAGACAGGAGGAAAGCCATCTTCTGGTATCCAACGGAAGATGGCCATCAGCCTGGTGATACAATTAAGAAGGAGCCCGATGACCTCTCTTATCGTGAGAATGGTGGCGTCATCGTCAGCTTCAAGACCGATGAGGATATCGACCGACTCATCGAGAACCTGCAGAAACTGAGGAGCGCACCGATTGACCTACAACCTGTTCCTTGATGATGAGCGCAAGCCATCAGACGTGACGTGGTGCGCCATCGGTCTTGGACCGTGGGTCATCGTCCGCTCTTATGAAGAGTTCCGTACCTACATCAAGAAGAACGGTGTTCCCGATCGCGTGAGCTTCGACCATGATCTATGTGACGCACACTATCAGGCCTGCTTTGCCGGCTCACATGATTATGGTGACACCAAGACCGGCTATGATGCAGCCAAGTGGTTGGTGTTTCATATCGGGTCCGCTTACCCTTTCCCAGATTACACCGTTCACTCAATGAACCCGATTGGCCGTGAGAACATCACCTCCTTCATCGAGAACGCACGGAAGGCAGGAGTCATCCAATGAGACCGATTGATATCGTCCTACGTGACTTCGAGAAGCTTCAGGTCCGTGTCAAAGATGCCATGGCCAACTCAAAGAATGAGCAGCGGCTACTCGATGAACACATCTCCCTGCCCCTCACCAATCTAGAAGAGAGTGCACAAACAGCATTATCTCTACAGAAGAGAGGGATCATGAAACCCTGCCATGTGACCTGTGTGGCATTAGATGTAGCAGAACTATCCACCGCAGTAGAAGTCGGTGAAGAAATCATTGGAAGAAAGAGATTCACATGAGCAAGATGATATTTGGATACGGTTCCACCTTCCTTGGAACAGGAGAGACTGAGTCAGAGGACGGCATCAAAGCCTTCTACATCGTCTTCAAGGATACCGGCCGGGAGAACCCGCGTGGTCCTATTGCCGATGAAGACCTGCCTGAGTTCGTCGTTGATGACCACGTGACACCTGATCCTTTCGATGACGTGGTCTTCTGGTTTAACACACGTGAACAGCGTGACCGTGTCTTCGAAAGCTTCAACGCATGAGCAAGATAACCGAGATCCTTATTGGTGCCAGAGAGATCCTGAGTGATCCGGGCCGATGGACCCGACAGTTCCAAGCAAGGGACAGCGCAGGCGCATGCATCGCTTGGAACCGACCTGAAGCCGTGTGCTTCTGTCTGATGGGTGCAATCAACCGTGCCGGCATGATCATCAGCCCTAGCGAGTCTGCGCCGGCATATGAGGCCATGAACGTGCTGGATAGGTTCATCGATAACGCCATTCCGCTGTTCAATGATCGCCCATCGACCACCCATGAAGACATCCTTAAGGCACTGGACGCAGCCATTAAGAGCCAGACACCATCATGATCGAGACCCTTATCCTTAAGAAAGCCAGAGAACTGATCAGCGATCCGGACCGCTGGACCAAAGGAGAAATGGCTCGGACCATGTTCGGAGCATCTGTCTCGGCAAATGACTCGAAGGCCACGTGTTGGTGTGTCATGGGAGCCATCCATCATGAGACCAAGGATGACCCGTTCCTGGCCGGTTCTGTCTATCAAATGGTAAGAGCCCAACTACAAGGCCGCTCCGTGTCTGAGTTCAATGATGACCCGAACACCACTCATGAAGCCGTCATGACCCTGTTAGATAAAGCTATTGCGAGCACACCATGTATCTAGGCGAGTCCCCCCTCCCACCAGACAGTAAGTATCATGATTATTCTCCTACAGACTGGGCAATGGAGTTCATCAGTTCTTATGGACAGATAGATGGTGCACACCATAAGGCATGGGTCTTAGACCAAGTAGCACGAATCCTTCATGGCACACCAGTGAAGAGTTCAATGATCACCTATGCCAATGGACAGGAAGAGGTACGCTTCGAAACAGACCATCCACCACTAGAATACCTCTTGTGGGTCTCTAAAATGACAGGTCCATGGGACCACGATGAAGAGTGTTTCGAGTATGAATATGACATCGGTATTGCCCCGTAGGGTCCCCGTAGCCACACGCTCAACATAACCTAAAGTATAGCCAGACCACTCCATTACTCATGAGTGCACTTAACCTTTAGTTGTGTCACCACCAATCACCCGTATACCACAAATAGCAAATGCAGCATTAAATTGATTTAATATCGATTCTAAATATGTTGCGAGTCGGAGAGAGACATGTACGCCCAAGGAAAGATGCCGGAATCCATTAAGACCACAGAGACGCACCGACGGGTGTACGACGTAACTCTGAGTGAGCCAGAAGCGCACAAAGCACTCATATGGGCTGCTATGAATAAGGCCGGCCTGACACCGACCATGAGCAACCCCCAGAGCCAGACTGGATCAGTTTCGACCTCCGTGAGCGTGTACGAGAGCGATACGGACTATGACGGGCATAGTGAGATCATCTACTCCGTCGTGATCACCGAGGACCTACTGAAGCCAGCCATCACCGACTTCGCTCCACCCAACATCGAGGAAATCGTCCGGCTCAACCCACCTGCGACGCCGGGGCTGAGCCATGGCCAGCTGGCCCAGGCACTGGAAGAGGGCCGTCGGATGCTCGATGGTGTAAAGCGGCCATCTGATGCCATTGAGCGTATGAAGCGGATCACCAGACTTCATGAGGTCCTGCTGCATGGTAAGGGCCACAACATTGTTCTGAACCGTGATGAGGTGGATACCCTGCTGGAGATCCTAGAGCACTCGGCTGATGCGTAAACAGGGAGCAAGCCAATGAAGATCGAAGACATCGCCCCAGGGTTCTGGTACATTCTGGATGACGAGAAAGAGGATGGGTTCGGTATCGCCCAAGTTGTTCTGGAAGAGCACTATTCCGGAGAGGGGGTGCAGCTGTACGCCTTTACCACAGGTCATGAGTTGCCTTGGAGGGTGGATGAATACATTGATCAGTTCATTCAATCAGTGCCAGACCCAGTGGATCGCTGATGCGTAGACGCCCATTGGACTTCTATGGTCCTGATGACTATACGGGTGGGGATCTGGAGGATGATGTTCGTCGTATCACAGAGGCTCAAGCTGAATGGGATGCTGAGTTCGCTGCTCTACCATTGTGGAAGAGGGTGGTTCATTACGTCTTCGGCTAATTAGCTGTGTACTTCATTTCCTGTAGGGATTATGATGACTTAAATGAGGAGAGTGTCTAGTGGTTGAGAAGATTGAGCAGCGTCATCGTGAGAAGGCCGCTGCAGCCCTGGAGGCCCGCTATCCTCGGGATCCCAAGACTCCTATCGTGGCTGCCAAGCTCCGGGCTGGGCTGGCTGATGACAACGCTGCGGTTCAAGCTGCAGCCTTTTATGAGGCTAACCCTGCATGACACCCGTGACTAAGCAGGCCTGGATCGATGCACTTCGCTCTGGGGAATTCAATCAATGTACCGGAGCCCTGGGGAAGCTGGATCCTGAGAGTGGTGACATTAGCTATTGCTGCCTGGGGGTTCTGGCTGCGGTCGCTGGTGCTGGTCATCGCTTTACGCCCCTTGAGGGTGATGGCATCCTGGTCTTCGACTTCGGTGATGGATCTGAAGACAGTGGGATCATTCCTCTGTCGGTTCGTGATACCATCGTCTCGGATCTGGATCTGAACCTGCCCGGCGAGGTCCGCCGCGATAGATGCGGATGGCAGAGGCCTGATGATCTGATGCGAACTCTGTCCAGCATGAATGATAATGGCGTGACCTTCGATGAGATCGCTGACTATATCGATGAGGTGGCCGATGCCAATCAGTGAAGCCCAGGTAGAGCTGGATGGAGTTTTGGCCAAGGCCACAGAAACCACTGTGAGATCCATCCTGCAGCCCTATCTGCAGATGATCAATGAGACGCCGGATCTTCTGAGCCTGCTATATGACGTGAACCTGCTCCCTGAGCAGTGTCGGAGTGTCAATGCGGCCGTGGCTGTATCGGCTGTCTGTGAGGCCTACCGTATGGGTCAGGCATCTGCATCCTGTGAGATTGAATGATGAAGGCAAGACCTTCAATGAGATCGCTGACTTTATCGAGAAGGTTGTGAAAGACAATGCCATCGTTTGAGCAACTCCTGGACGCCTACCGAGATCGGATTATCACCAGGGGCGGTGCCTGCATTGACGGCCCTTGGGATGATGGCCTGGAAGCGGCCGCCAGGGAAGAACTCCTGGAGCGGCACATCACCATGACATTGGCGTTCCGAACTCTCCTGGTTCAGGTGAAGACTATGGCCCAGCAGCTTCCCATCAATACCGGGACCTGCTGCTGTGGATCCCCTATGGCAGACCATGACCCCTTTGATAACCATAGCCCCAGGGACGAGGGCGAGTACTTCGTCACCAGGGCCATTGAGGCAGCTGAGGAGGCTCTGGGCCAATGAGTCGTGAGAGCGAGCTGGACAAGATCATCAAGGATCTGATCCACATCCTGGTCCATAAAGGCAAGTGGACCAGGGGCCAGAAGCAGCGGTATGATATGGCCACTATGGAAAGATCCAGGCGATTGATGTCCTTTCCTGACTATCCGCGGATCCCACGGGTGTATCGACAATAAACTGTGTACATAATATCCCTGTATCGTATTATGGGATTATGGAAAAGACACTGAAGCTCCCCGCCACCCAGACCAGCCCCTGCGGAACCATGAAGCTGGTTCCCTCTGTGAGCCCCTTCGATGATCTGAAGATCTGGTGGAAGCTCAGCGTCAAGAGCCCCAAGAACGGTATGTGGGTCGAGCTTCAGGGTGGGCATAGCGCCTACTGGATGACAGACCTCGGCTTCAACCCCCACGTGTGATTATGAAAAAGACTGAACAACGCTGGCTCCTCGAGATCAACTGGGGAGGATTCCCCATGTGGTGGGGAGACGAGGACTGGACCGAGGACTTCAATGAAGCTCGTGTGTTCACCTCGGAGAAGGAAGCGGAGGACTTCGGCTGGGACCGTGGTCTCGATGACGTGTACCCGGTGCCTCTGTGATGGAGCATAAGAAGCGATGACCGTTCGAGACCCCTCTGTGGATGCCATCATCCGGAATCCGGCGGCCGCTGATGTTCCCTGGCAGCGCCCAGCTGGAAGCGCTGAGCCAGTTAGCCTACCGGTTAGGCCTTACGGCGATGGTGATGTGGCGACCTACATGAGCCTGCGGGATTACTTTGCTGCAGCAGCCCTCCAGGGCATGCTGGCTAATAACCCGCTGCACGTTAACGCGACAGTGGCTTACATGAAAGCAGATGAAATGTTGAGGGTCCGAAATGAAACCAGGTGATACTATCAAGCGGGTCTCAGACCCTTACTCCTGGGCTCCTATTGGGTTCATTACGAAGTGTTGCCTGGATCCGACTCATCCGGAACCTGAGACCATCGACATCACCAAGCCATATGGGGCTCTGGGGTATACGTGCCTGGATGGATCCTTTGTCTTCATCTACGGACAGGACAACTGGGAGGTCATCGATGGTGAACCGCCTCTGTATGGCAAGGGAATTGATTATTCGGCCCCTGTCATCGTGGCTCGGAATGTGAAGCAGCCGGTGGATGAGATCACTGGGCTTCCTATGGCCCTGATGGATGATGTGACAGCGATCGCTGCTGCCCATGACGAGATCCAGGCTCAGAAGAACAAGCTTTACGACGCCGTAATCAAGTGGCGTGATGAGAACAATGTCTGGGATGGTGAGGTCATCGCCCTATATGATGATGTTCGAGAGAACTTCGACGATCTGATCCACGACCTGATCCGGACTGTGGGCTATGCCCCTTACAAGGAAGAGGAAGATCAATGAGAACTTTTCTGACAGCAATGACCCTTCTGGCCCTTCTGGGGATCCTGATCATCCCCATCGGCGCCGCCTTGTCGGCAGGCGGTACTACCAGGGATCTGGATGACCTATACGTCTTCGGCAAGCATGACACCACTGGGCTCTGCTTCTATGGAGAGGACTGGAACAACGACGGGAGTCTCGATGCTGGTACTGCCGGCAACGTCCCCTGCACCCCAGAGGTCGAGAAGTGGATTACAGACCACAGGAGAGTTCGATGAACCGTAAGATTGAAGAGCCCCTGAGAGAGGCCATTGAGCACATCAAGGAAGTCCTGGCTACGGCTTCCACGGACGCAGATGCCTGGCTTCTTAATGAGGCCATCCAACGTATCCAGGATGCAATCGATGAGTCCTGAGTTTGTTATCTGGATCCTGGTGGCCATGGTCGCCGGCCGTATGATCTGGAAGGCCTGGATGAGGAGACAGCCATGAAGGCCTTTATAGCGGCCTTGGAGTTGGCCTGGATGCTGGCTCCTCTAGCATATAAAGAGCGAGTGCGGCTAATCTTGAAAGACGCCAAGCAGCAGGTTTATGATGAGGATGGATACGCATAAACGATAAAGTGATTGATGCGCTGCTTGCTTTTGATCCGGAGCCATTGGACAAGCTTCGGCAGCGGGTTCGTATAACAGATGGCTTTCCAAATGCGGTCCTTCTGACCGATGGCTATCATTTCTGGGTGGAGTCATGGTCGAACCAGGGTCATGGCTATACCCCGCCTATGATCATCAGCCTGAAATGTAAGACGCCTATGGAAGCTTGGCAGTCCTGCAGCGAGTATCTGGCCGCAAGATAACTGTGTACTTAAATGTGGATCTTCGTACTATGGGATAGTAAGAGGAGAGACGAGATGTATACGGTTGGTCAGCTGCTTCAAGGCGAGACTTATGCGGAGGACGGTGAGGAAGTCATCGTCATCGGGAAGTACGAGTTCACCACGGATGATCCTGAGGAGTATATCCAGGACATCGGCCTGCGGCTGGCTGACGGTCGGCTGGTGTATTGCTCGGAGCAGGGCGTCAGTCCGGTGATTTACCTCTAAGATCAGCGCCTTCGGGCCTGATCTTTTTTTAGTTTCAAGGAAACACTTCTCATGCATATGACCGAGTTCCCGAACCTGATCGCTGCTCGTGCTGGCGTCATCGCCGCCGGATACACCATCAAGGAGGCGGTCGGTGAGGCCGGCGATTATGGCTTCGGAAGCCGTGAGTACTGGAAGCATCCGGACAGCCCGGCTAACCCGTATGGCAACCCGCTGTGGATGGCCACGATCTCCAAGATGACTGGCGGCTGGTGCACTTTTGACCTGGACCCGTACGGCATGAGCCGTCACGTGGTCGAAGCCGCTGCTGGCGAATTCCCCATCCTCGATTCTGTTGAATAGGACACTGCTATGACAACTTCCCCGTATAACCGTGAAGCGCGTGACGCCATGGCCCGCGAGATCTTTACCAAGGTCATGGTTCAGGCGGAAGCCCTGGGCGGCCTTACTCCTGGAGAACGGGAAGGCCTCTACGACCAGGTGGCCGACATGGCCCTGGCCATGGCCAACCGATTCCAGGCACGTGCATGGGCTACCCCTGTATGATGGACTCGGTTTTCAAACACAGTGTTGATTTGAACGCTCCCAACGGCATCACCTACCTCTGGTGTGGGGAGATTCTCCACTTTGCTCAACAGGCCGGCCAGCTCTACGTCTGGGCTCGTACAGCCGATGCCGAGAACCGCTATGTCCGGCTGGTCGTGACCGGCATGCCTTTTGATGGGCATGGACTGAAGCACGTGGGCACTGCGATGATGGATGGTGGCTATTTCGTAGTCCACGCCTTTTCTTCCTAGGAGAATATCATGCAAGAACAGTATAAGTTGACCCCACAGGAGGTGGCTGAGGCCATTGCGCAATATGTGGGGCGTAAACTTGCGGCTGAAGGCCGGCCGATCACGACCAACACCGCAGTTCAAACGTCGCAGGGTCTGGGCGGCACTTGGGCGACAGTTACCTTCGAACGCTGATCTTTTTATTGTACATAATATGGGGTTGTCGTATTATGGGATAGTAAGAAGGAAACCTGCTATGACCTGCCTGCCCGTTTCGACCAAGACTGTCACGGCCGCCCAAGTTGCTGCTGGTCTGACCGATGACTGGTGCTACTCGGACGCCTTCAAGGAGATCTATGGCTACCGCCCCCGTGGCGAGTACCTGAACGATCCGGAATACGTGGCCGAGTTCTGGAACAGCTTTGAAGAGCTGTTCGCTATCGCCGCTGAGGAAGATGCTCAGGCGCTGGCTGCGGCCTGTGAGGCCCATGGCATTGAGGCCACCACCTGGATGTCCTACTACGAGCAGCGTGAGGCTCAGGACGCTATCCTGGAGGCCAAGTATCGGGCCGAGGAAGAGGCTGCGGCCGCTGAGAAGGCTGAATTTTATCGTCGGGGCTCTCCTGCTCCGGTTCTGGAGGCTTGGGCACACGGTGCCTGAGCCTATTTCTCTTTGGAGACTGCTATGAACTCATCTACGCCTGCCCATATCCAAAACGTTCTGGACCATGTCACTGGGACTCCGCAATATCCTGCATGTGGTTGCATGGGCCCGCAGGGTGATGATCCTGTCTGCCCGTGTATGATGTCCTCCGTGATCAAATGGAACGGCCAATGGGTCGATCTTCGAGTGATCAAGGTTCGGACTTATGAGGACTATCTGGCGGACATCAAACCGGCCAAGCTGAATCCTGCGCGTCTTCCCTGATCTTTTCGTTGTACTTAAATCCACATCATCGTATTATGGGATAGTAAGAAGGAAACCTGCTATGACCCTGTTCTATGCTGACGCCCTGACCGAAGACCGGATGGAAACCGTCTTTGAGTGCTGGGCCGATACCCGTGCTGATGCCCGGGCCGAGTTCGAGGAAGCCTATCCGGATTGTCGGATCAAGCGCATCTATTCGGCTGCGGAAGCTGCTGAAGAAGAAGGTGCTCGGTATCGTCGCCTCACTCTGGCCATGGATTATTGATATGACTATCGCAGCTGATGACATGACCATGGCCCAAGCCAAGCGCTGGGTGGCTCAGGAGGCGGCCAAATACAACACGGCCGCTGAGATCAATGTGTGGCTTCA